CCCCGCCGATGGGAGTATCTATTGATATGGCAGTCATGTCAGCCCGCCGTTTGATACGGTTCCTTCGTGTTATCTCTGTTTTAATCCTGTTCGACAGACAGGAGTAAAGAAATCCATCGAAATCCCGGGCGGCGTCATACTGCTTTAACGCCCCGGCAAATACCGCATTGGCCAGACTGTAAAAATCATCATAATCTTTTTGGGATATGCCGCCAAAATCTCTCAGCAGTTTGTCTACTATCGCGCGCAGCTTCTGAGCATTATCTTTATAGTACCCGTCTAAAATCTTATCTGTATTCATCTATACCATACCCTTGCATTTTTTCATTTACATCGTTCATATAGTCATTTTCTCTTTTTAATACTCTCCCTCCTTGTCTTTTTTCGGCATGATGCCTGATGCCGTTTAAGGGCAAGTTTTTTATTTCCATTTATTTACATCTACGATAATATCGAAGATTAATGTGATCGGGAATACAAAGGCATTGAATAATGGAACTATCGTAGATATCCTGACAAATTCAGCTTCTGCCATGGCAGCCGGAAATAACACCTTGGAGCAGACCATCGCCCTCGGCACAGCTGCCGCGGAAATCACCGGAAACGCCGGTGAAGCCGGGAATGCACTGAAATCCGTTTCCATGCGCATCCGCGGAATTGACGAGGATACGGGACAGTTCAGTGAATCCTTAGATAATCTCAAAGAGACAATCTATGATTTAACAGGCGTTTCCGTCATGCAGGACGCCAATACATATAAATCCACCTACGATATCTTAAAGCAAATATCAGACGTATGGAATACTCTTGCCGGCAAGGCGCAGGCCGAAACTCTGGAGGCCCTATTCGGGAAAGAACAGACAGACGCGGGGAATACTATCTTATCAAACTTTGATTCCGCTGAAAACGCAATGGTTTCCATGGCAAGAAGCGCCGGGAATGCAATGGAAGCAATGAATGGAATTTTCGATAGTGTTGATTATAAGTTAAACCGCTTAAAAGAAACAGGAGTTGGAATCGGCCAGAACCTGTTTGGCGGCGATGATATGAAGGCATCTATTGATATATTGAATAAATTCGCTGAGGCTGTGGATTTTCTGACTGGGAAACTTGGACTGTTTGGAACTGTCGGAGCCGGACTTGGAATCGGTGCATTTATACAGAACCTAGATTGGCTCAAATGCAGAGCTGCAAAAATTGCCTAGATTTTTTGGTTGGTCTAGTATAGAAAAGGATGTCATGGAAATGGTGTGACAGACAATTCTGTGCGAATAGGGTTCTATAAACAAAATAAATAAAGGAATAATTCGTTGAAACCACTATTCTGCTATCAACAGTGAATCGGATGAAACAAAAGTTCTTGCTGAAATGCAAGAATTCCGTGGTAACGCACGAGCCAACTCAATCACATTTTAAATGGCTATTATATAATCCGTTAGAGCAGCAATGGCGAAAGCCATGACGGGGTAAAAATATTTGGATTGAGAGGAGTAGAGAGGGCACCCTTCCTTGGAGTATGTCATACCTTAGTTGATATGCTCTTAACGAATGTCCCAACGCAGCGACACTTCACCCTGTCGTGAATAACTAAACAACTAAATCACACAAAATTGCTCCATTGGGGAGACAAAGCAACTATAGCAAAAAGAGTAACCCGTAGGTCACTCTCTCCTTTTTGTAATCCACAATTTTGACATTTAAATGATTTATTTATCTTCTTTGAGAATAGTCCTAGGATAGCTACAGATGCTCCGCATTCTAATACCCCTATTTTTTCAATATTTGTTGAACCACAGGTCGGACAATGAGGAAGACTGGACGTATGAAATACGCTCTTTGCCGTATCCTCATATTTATATTCATACGGTACTTTCTTTGAGGCTTTTATGGTATCACATAAATCTTTGGCTTCTTTTAATCCAAGATTCGTCATTTCCCTCAATTCCTTGATTGCATATATACTTTCATTAGCTAAAACACGATTAAGAATTGACGTTAGAGCATATTCTACATTACCTATTTTACAAATATTTTTTGCTTGCGACTTTCTGATAGGAAAACCACAATGAATACATTGCTCTGATTTGTTACTGATTTCTTTCCCACATTCCGGACATAATCAACATTACATCAATACCGCCACGATTTATTACATTTAAAATTATAGGAAACTTCCATTTTTTATATCTCCTTTGATTGTTTTCAAAGTATAATATCACTCAAAATCTTACATGCTTAAAGCGTCCAGGCAATCTCAAGATATTTAAATACAAAAAGAATAACCCATAGGTCACTCTTGCCTTTTTGTCTAAAAATCCGATTTGCAATTATTGCAGTGCCATTGTTTACCCACTTTTTCCATAGCAAATACACCGAACATAGCTACAGAACCGGCCTTAGATAATCCAGAAATTTTCTTTGTATTCTTAGAATGACAGTATGGGCATTCTGCGTTATTGCGATACAAATAATCTTCTCTCGCTTTTTGTTTAGTTTCTTCTTCTCTCGCTAGAAGGATTGGATTGTTTGCTTTCGTTCCATAATCCATCTTTAAATCGCACCAAATTAATTTTGCTGTCTGGTCATCACAGGATGTAAGTTCTTTAATATAAGAAATGCCTTTTTGTATATTATCATCAGCAATTACACCGAATAGTATTGTAGACTTTATACCATCTATGGTGTTTTCAAAATAATATTTAGCTTCCTCATAATTCATAAAAGTCACCAACCTTAATAAAAGTATTGTATTTAGTATACCATAAAGCGACTAACGAATCTAGGCAATTCATTAAATGCAATCCATGATATTACAAAAGCATTTACTTTTATGGAGAATATTGGCGGACTTGGAAACGCAAAGGCAGCAAATACTGTAGAAGGTTTAAAACAAGCGACTGCTGGATATTCAAAAGAAGTCCTAATAGCTGCAATAAACCAAAAAGTATTCACAGCGGAACAGGCAAGGGCCATTATGACAGCGAAAGCAGTCGAAGCAGCCGAAGCACAGCAGATAATTACAACAGCTGGATTAACTACAGCCGAAGCCACTGCCACTGGAGTTACTGCTGGATTTAAGGCTTCTATAAAAGGTCTTGGAGTAGAATTAAAAGCACTATCATCAGCTCATCCAATCTTGCTAGGCATCACTGTAGCTATCGCCGCTATGGCCGGAGCATATAAAATAATAAATGTTTGTACTACTTCGTTCGAGGAGCTAAGCGAAAAAGCTGCAGAACTTAATTCTGAGATTGCGAATTCTCAATCAAAAATGGATAGTTACACTTCCAAGTTAGACGAAGTAGACCAGAAGATAAAAGATATTCAAAATTTAGGTACTTTGTCATTTACCGATAAACAGGAACTGGAAAATCTACAGAATCAGCGGCAAGAATTAGAGAATTTATACAATATAGAAAAAGCAAGACATGATTTAGCACAGAGTGATCTAGAGAAGACGCTCCATGCTGTTAAAGCACGAAGAAAAGCTGACCTCCATTATGAATGATATCAGGGATATCAAGGAGTCGGGCAAGACGGATAACAAGGTTACCCGAGATAAATTTAATGTGCTGAGCCAAATGCTCCAGGAAATCGAACACAAGATGGATGATATGGAAGAACGGAGAAACAACGCCAGACGTGAAACCTTAAAGCAGCAATTATTTAATCTATATTATAAATACAAGGAACGCGCCGAAGCAACCGGAGAAATGGTTCTGTCACAATGTGAATACGAGCAGTTTTGGACGGCATTCCATGAATATGAATCGGAACCGCTGAATGGGGATGGATTGATTCACAGCGTCGTGGAAGTATATATGAGGGGGTTTACTTCGGAAGACTAAAGCAGGGCAGTTAGGAATTCAATCTTCTCAACTCCCTGTTTTTTAACAGGAAAGTTCTCCTGTTAAACGATAACCTGTATGAGCCGCGCGCAGGGCACCGCAATCAAAAAAGAGATATAAAATAAGTACCTAATTAGGGGCTGTTTTTTTACAGCCCCGTTTTGTGTCATTAGTATAAAATAGATGCAGTGGGGATTATGCTCATTCGGCGGACACAGCTAATTTGTAAAGCGCAACAGATACCCATCAGGGTCTTGTATTAAAAATTGTACTTCTAAGATTTCTTCATTACCACATTTATAAGTTGCTTCTTGAAGTTCCCTGAACAGTTTTATATTACAATCGATTACTGCTTGATATTGTTTGCGAATATTGGGAGCGCGAATTGAAAAATTAATGCCTCGACCAAATGGATATTCTAATTTACCTATATTCCAACCTTCTTCGTGTATCTGCTCAAACATAAATTGACTTCCATTATACGATAAAAAAATAAATTTATCCTCTTCTCGCTCATATTCAAGGGTAAACCCTAGTTTGTTAAGATAAAAATCTTTGGTTATTTCAATGTCCGATATTGTTAACTCAGGTATCATAGAATGATATTTCATTTGTCCCCCTATTATATAAATAATCTTGGTTTCTGTATAACAAAAAAGTCAGGACAAAACAAATGCAAATCTGCATCTATTTTGTCCTAACAATTGTGATGGAGCAGACGGGAGTTGAACCCGTTAAACCAAAAAGCCGGAAACCCTTGATTTTAAAGGAGTCCAGTAAATACAATACTTTACAGCCGCACAATCATGCGGACAACCGCACTGAAAAGGTGTTCCGTGTTGCATTTTGCACGGTCATGCAACACGAATATGCAACACGGAATAAGGCGGCCAGATCGCTCCTGGCCACCCTTACTACCCCATCTCTTTTCGTGCCAAAAGTTCATCATATGATACACCCAATACATCTTTTATTGCCTCCAATTGCGAGGCATATATGTGCTGTCTGCCACCTTCTATTTTCACATATGCCTCTCTCGTTATGGGAAGTCCACGCAACTGCATTTCTCTCACCATATCCTTTTGACGGATTTGTTTCGCTTTGCGCAAGTCGTGGATATTTTTACCTATATTAATTTCTGTATCACTCTTTATTTTCTGCTCCATTGTCACCTCAAAAAGAACCCATATTCGCACATTTTTACTGATTTTAACTTTAAATCATGATACAATGGGACTAATATCAGTCCTCTTAGTATGGGGCAATTGGTAAAAATTATATTCATGGGAGGGCAAGATGAAGAAGCTTAAGAATCGTATTAAAAATAATATCATGTACTACTGGTCCGTTATCGGCCTTGCCGTAACTGGTTCAGTCTGCCGCATTATCCATTATGTAAAAACAGGGCGATTGCCCCACAAAAAAACAAAGTACAGCCAAGAGGAGATTCGGAAGGAACTGAGAAAGATCGCTGAAGAGGTCGAAAAAGAAAAAGAGGCCCCAGCTGAGGGTCCGGGGCCTGAAGAGTAGGATATGGCAACCCCCTCTTCTGTTTATAAAAACGATTGAGGGGTTTGATTGTGACAAAATATTACAAATTTTGCATATTAAATTTGCAGATTGATACTTTCTTTTGTTTTTGGTATACTTCTCTTAGATGGGGGAGCGGTGGCAAGCCCGCCCTCCTCTGTTTTCCCTAAAGCCTATTCTGTAGGCTTATTTTTATTGCTGTCTTTCGGCCTCCTTGATTACCTTTTCGATAATCTCCTTTGCCTTATCTGTGTTTCCTGTATCTATTAATGCTTGTATTGAATATAGTAATGTCAAAAGTTCAAGTCTTGTCATTTCTTCCATTTTTACCTCCTCTCTCCTCTTGCCTGGTAACTCGTTAAGGACTTGCCTTCCTTAACTATCTCTATTATACTATACGTACGTAATTTTGTCAACTGTTTTTATCTATTTTCTCCTCTATTGCAGACAAAATAAATGCCCTTACTGATTGATTGCATTTCTTTGCAGCCGGTGCTATGACATCATCGTAATACTCTTTTTTTACATCCAGTGGAATCCTCTTTAAGTTTTTCTTCGCATAGCTGATGCTATACTCTTTTTGTTTCTCATCATAAGCCATATTTTCACACTCCTTCAACTTTAGAATACCTCATTTTCCTCTATACGTACATAATCAAATTTACCAAAATTACGTACGAAACATTGTGCATCTTGTATATTTACAATTACGTACGTATAGTATATAATACGCTCAGAAGTTAAGAAAACAGTAAAAATGACCAGCAGCTCCGCCCCGGAGGTCACGAAGGCAGAAAGGAACGTTATGAATACACATAGGACAGTTAACGGGGTCAGATATCACGTGGTTGATGATGCAGACACGCTGCTCTGTAAGTTGCAAAATAAGGCTGATGATTACTACTACGATAATATGGGATGCGACATAGACAAGGTTGAATCTGACATCGATGTGCTGGAAAAAGCAATTTCTGAAAATGATATCAAAACAATGGATAAGATGATATCCGAATATCATCAGTTGTTTAAAAGGTACCAGTAATCACATTCCCCCGCCCCGGCCGGGTAACGCCGGGAGAACCATGCTGACCCTATCGGCATTACGGGGGCGGGTTAGTGAGCACGTCCCGAGAGTTCGCCGGTATCGTTTCCGTGAATAACGAGTGTTCTCACATTCCGGGAGTATGCGTGAGAGCGAAAGGCGCAGGCACAAAAACCT